GGAACAAATGCGTTCCATATGACTACTTTGTTATGGGATGCCCACCCGGATAGAGACAAAATTTGGTTTGACAAAGAAACCAAGAATATGTCCAAGCGACAGATTGCTCAAGAACTTGAGTGTAACTTTAATGTTTCTGGTGAGACAGTTATTCACCCTGATGATATTCAGTGGTATTTAGAAAAGACAGCCACGCCAGAATATAGAACCGGTTTCGATAGAAACTACTGGATATGGAAAAGATACCAACCAGAAAAGCCCTACTTGATTGTTGCCGACGTGGCGAGAGGTGATGGAAAAGACAATAGCGCATTTCACATCTTTGAGTTGGAAACAATGGAAGTGGTGGGGGAATACGTTGGAAAACCGACGCCCGACGACTTTGCTGATATACTCTACAGCGTGGCTGCTGAATATGGAAATCCTATGGTTGTTATAGAAAACAACAATATAGGCTACGCAGTGCTTAAAAAGTTGCTAGATAAAGGGTATCCTAATCTATACCACTCTCGGAAGGGCGACCATCAATACGTGGATCCGGTTGCTGCACAATGGCAATCCAATGTTATTCCCGGCTTCACGACATCTTCAAAAACGAGACCTTTGATTGTAGCAAAGATGGAAGAGTTTATGAGAAACAAACTAATTAAGATTAATTCAAATCGTCTGCTTTCAGAAATGAAGACTTTTATTTGGCAAGCAGGAAGGCCCCAGGCTATGAGAAGTTATAATGATGATCTAGTTATGTCGTTTGCTATCGGGTGTTGGGTAAGGGATACTGTAATCGTGGAAAGCCAAAAGAATGTAGAATATAGCAAGAGTTTCCTCTCAGCGATATCAACATCTAAAACAAGCATTTCCACAACAATTCCAGGAATGACAGGACACAAAATGACGAAAGAAAATCAAAGGGCCGGAGAAGCAAAAAGTTTTAATGAAATGTATATTGCTTTGATAAAGGGGTAGAAAATGGCGACTAACGAGAAAAACCCAAGAAATCCTGTTTCCCCTCTTTTCAAGAGGCTGACCAGACTTTTATCTGGTCCAATTATAAATTATCGCGCTCAGATTGGGCGCCAGGAGCGACGGAGCGATTTAGATAAATATCGCAGTCGTTTTCGATCTTTAAGTGGCCAAGAGTTTAAACGCTCCGATAATAATTTCTCACAGAATTATAATCTTTTTACGTCTGCTGCTTTCAGAAATCAAGGTAGAGCCGAGCGCTACACAGACTTTGAACAGATGGAGTATATGCCCGAGATTGCGTCAGCAATCGATATCTATGCTGATGAGATGACGACATCTAATGAGTATAACAAGATGCTCTCTATAAAATGTATGAACTTGGAAATAAAAACAATTCTTGAGTCTTTATTCTATGATGTTTTGAATGTGGAGTTCAATGCCTTTGGTTGGGCTCGTTCAATGACCAAGTATGGTGATCTGTTTCTTTATTTGGACATCGATGAAAAAATGGGGGTCACCTCCGTCATCGGTTTACCGAACAACGAAGTCGAGAGGTTAGAGGGCCAAGACCCCACCAATCCAAACTATGTTCAGTATCAGTGGAATGGCGCTGGTATGACATTTGAAAATTGGCAAGTTGCCCATTTCCGTATTCTTGGGAACGATCGCCACGCTCCATATGGGACGTCTATTCTTGATCCTGCGCGCCGCATTTGGCGCCAACTGGTTCTTCTTGAAGATGCTATGATCGCATATCGCGTTGTCCGTGCCCCGGAGCGCCGGATATTTAAAATTGATGTCGGCAACATACCTCCTCAAGATGTTTCGCAGTATATGGAAAAAGTAAAAACCGAGATGAAAAGAAACTCTATGGTGGATGCGACAACTGGCCGCGTCGATCTCCGTTACAACCCCTTATCATTGGAAGAGGATTATTTTATTCCTATGCGTGGTGGAGTTGGGTCGGACATTTCATCTCTTGTGGGAGCATCTTCTCTTAACGATATTGACGATGTGAAATACCTTCGAGATAAGTTATTCTCTGCTATTAAGATCCCCCAAGCATATCTCACTAACCTCGAAGGAGCGGACGAAGATAAGACAACTCTTGCTCAAAAGGATATTCGGTTCGCCAGAACAATTCAGAGATTACAAAGAGCCTTCGTATCAGAACTAGAAAAGATTGCTGTTGTTCACCTATATACTCTTGGCTTCCGCGGCGAAGATTTGATTGGCTTTGATCTGTCCCTGAACAACCCATCTCGTCTTGCTGAATTACAGCAGCTAGAATATATGAGAACCAAGTTTGAAACGGCCACAGCAATCCCAGAGGGGACCTACAGCAAACGCTGGGTTGCTCACAATATTCTCGGACTTTCTGATGACGAAATTCTTCGTAACCAGAGAGAAACTTTCTACGATCGTAAGTTCCAGCAAGCTCTTGAGGCTGTGGTTGAGCAGGGAGCCGAAGAGGCTCTCGGCGGTGGCGATCTTGGTGGAGACCTCGGGGGCGATCTTGGTGGAGACCTCGGAGGCGATCTTGGTGGAGACGAATTAGGCGGCGAAGAACTTGGTGGAGAAGAGGGTGGAGGCGAAGATGAATCGGCCCTCTTGACCGCACCGGCCCGTAAGGACGATGGCCACGTCAGTCGTTATAAGAAAAGCCACTATGTAAGAAAAGACGGCCGCAACGATTTGAGAACAGGTGTTGGAGCAAACCGGAGAGAGTTTAGAAATATGGTGGCTCCCGAATCACAGCGCCTGCGAAGCGACAGATCTACGACCGGCGCATCTGTTGGAAACATCAGGATGCCCGATTTCAGAAGTTTGGTGGGTCTAGAAGAGCAAAAACATTCTATTTATAGTAAGAGTGAAGAACTAATGTTTGAGAACACAACAAAAGTTCGCAAGCTTATTGAGCAGTTAGAGAAAAAAGAGGCTGATAAGGATGAAACATAATAAGAAACGAAACACAGCATTCATTTATGAAGCTCTAGTCAAAGAGTTCACCAAATGTGTTGTAGAAAACAATTCTGAAAGGAAGAAGAAGATTGTTCTTGTTTTGAAAGAATTCTTTTCCAAGAATACTATTCTGTATAAAGAACTGGAACTCTACAACATTTTACTGGAAACCAAGAACATCAATCACAAGGTAGCAGAAAAGTTATTACACGAGACAAAAGAAGCTTATCATCAGTTGGACGAGGGCTCCGTTTTTAGTGCCCAGTCTCAATTAATAGCAGCCATCAACAAGGGGCTCGGACAGGAAGTCTGGTCCAATTTTGTTACCAATTATAAATCAATGGCTTCGGTTGACGCAATCTTTAATTCCAAGACATCGATCAAAAAGAAAGTATTATTTGAGCAAGCGATAGTTGATACGATGAGTGAGAAGCCAGAAGCTGCTCCGATTGATACTTTGCGGCCACTAGACACTTTGGCATATGGCTCGTTTATTAAGAAATTCAATAACAAATATGATTCTTTGCTCCAGGAGCAAAAAGATCTTCTAACCCGATATGTCACGAGCTTTGCGGACGACGGGTTTGAACTGCGTATTTATCTTAACGAAGAATTAAAAAGACTTAAGCAATCTCTGGACAATTCCTCCGAGTCATCCAACCCTCCGATGGTTGAACAAAAAATAGAGGAAGTTGTGAACTATCTTGAAGGCTTCCGCAAAAGAGAATTTACCGAGAAAGATCTTAATAAGATTTTAAAAACACAAGAACTAGTGTGTGAGTTAACAGCCAATGATTAATATCAAGATTGGAGTACCAGAAGCAACCGTAGAGTTACACGCGCGCCGAGCGCTAGATGGTTCTCTGCTTGTTATGGATCACAGAAAGATAGATATTGCTGTTATGCCCGACAAAATGAAGGTTGTAACTTTCCCCAAAACATCGGCAACCGAAGATGTATACGATTATCAGAACAGGCTTATGGAATTAATGGCCGACAAGGGAATCATAGAGCGGTCATCTATTCAGGGCGGCGATATGTACAGATCTCTAGAAGCCGAGATCTTCAAGAACGAGCACATCAACTCTTTACAGGCTGCTGTATATGTTATTTCAGAGTTTATAAACATTGAAGAAACACACGAGCAAGTTGCCGATCGATACGAGAAAGAGGTTGAGGATATGTATACTCATCCAAGCGATCGTGATTCAACAGAATACGGTGAAGTTCCACAGTATGCTCAGAAGGGCTCTATGCGCCCGGGCTATTATTACTATCCATTAAGAAATCGATATTAGAGTGGGGCTCCTACATTTTATACTTGCCGCATACGGCATGACTTTTATGCTTGTCCACGGCTCAATCTTTAATCGGATCCGGCCCCCGTGTAAAGCTTGGGGCGGATTAGGCAAGTTATTTCACTGCTGCCTTTGTATGGGATTTTGGGTTGGAGTGTTTCTTTGGGGCGTAAGTCCATACACAGAACTATTTAATTTTGATTATACATTCGTAAATGCTTTTATTTGCGGCTGTATAAGCGCTGGTACTTCATACTTATTGAGTATGATTGTAGATGACTTTGGTTTCAACTTGAACCACAAAGGAGGTGAGTCATGAAGAAATGGATGATCCAGCCCGTCCGACGCTGCTGTTCAGGCAGCATATTTTATGTGGGGGTGAAGGCCCCCACGTTAAAGCTTTAAAGGAATAATATAATGGCACGTAGAAAAAATGTAAAAAGAATAGATCCAAGATACTTCTTGCACGAGACAGTATTGCGCGAAATGACTGCCGATATCGCCAAGAGGATCGATCAGGTAGTTGGGGCAGCCGTAGATGCCCTTAAAAAGGTGGCGAAGGCACCAAAGCATTCTCTATCTTCCCAGGGCCCCGATCGCAGCGCCGATTTGGCTCGCACCGGAGAGGGCCCGGGCAGTAAGGGATACTTACAAGAATATGGCAAAGACCTTCCAGTGAAAGGCGCAGAGAAACAAATGCGTCAAATGGTAGCTCAATTAACCCCTAAGTTAGATGAAGCAGCAGCGCTATCATTAGGTCGCGGCGGGTCACGCCGCACCGGCGACGTGGCACAAATTTGTCCGGATGCATATGAGAAATTAGGGAATTGCCCGGACGAGATGCATAACACCACAAAACAACAATTATGTGAAGCATTAAGGGACGCTATAGCGGCTTTGTCTTGCTTAGATGATGGTCAAGATGGGATGCGATGGCTTGAAAGCCAGGGTCTCCTTAAGGATGTAAGGGCAGTATATGCGGCGCTCCACGAGTTCCGGAGAAACTATTTTTCAGGGAGCCAGCAGCGCAAATAAATGGCCGAACTTCTACGAGAATTTTATGAACTATGCGAAGGTGGCGTCTGTCAGGATCTCCTGACGGAGTCAGAGAAGCAGTATGTCCGCAATGGCGGAATGATGCTTTCTGGAAAGCTACAAGAAGCAGACGTTCAAAACGGCAACGGTCGCGTATATCCTATGAATATTATGGAGCGCGAGGTAAAGAAGTATGCCCAACTCGTAGAAGACAACCGTGCCCTTGGGGAACTTGACCACCCTGACTCCTCCATCATCAATCTTGCCAACGTATCTCATATGGTTACGAAGGTTTGGATGGAGAACAAATCAGTTATGGGCAAGATTAAAGTGCTCGATACTCCATCTGGTCAAATCTTGCGTGCGCTCGTTGAGTCGGGAGTGAAGACAGGAATCTCTTCCCGTGGAATGGGATCGGTCACAGAGCACCAAGGCAAAACAATGGTAGAAGATGATTTCCAGTTAATCTGTTTTGATATTGTATCAGAGCCGTCAACTCCAAATGCCTTTATGGGTTTGTCGGAGAACAAATTAAGAAACGGAAGAGTTTTCAAAAACAACAAAATTATATCACTCTTAAATGGGATATTAGAGGAATAGAGATGAAACTAACTGAAAGTGAATTGAATCAGATCATCGAGGAAGAGTTAAATGAAATATTTGGCTTAAGCAAAAAAGATAAGCTGATGGATAGAATTCTTTCAGTGGACGATTCAAAAACAAAAAAAGAACTTAAAGGCCTAAGTGCAAAAGCTCTGGCGGCAATATGGGATCATGTTCGAACTCTTGCTCGGAGCAAAAAAACTGGTGTTAGTCATACAAAGTATACTGGGGGCACCGGTGTTAAAAGCATTAATACCAGAAGTAAAAACGCCATAAGCAAGATTGTCTCTGGCGCACCGGGAACATCCCCGGAACAACACGACATAATTATTAAAAACGTTATTGCTCAAATTAAGAAATCGGGGATTATGTTGGAGCAACTACCGGGATATGCTCCCGGGCGTACGCGTCCTGGCGATATGGCGCTATTTTCTCGTGATCGTTCCGGTGGGGGTGGCGACAAGAGAAGGGTGCAACTTAATTTGACAGCGTTGTCTGATGAAACAGCACAACATATTCTTGCTGGATTAAATCAGGAATTTAGTGCCTATGAGTTTGTGTCTGGTGCCGGCCAACCCGGGGACCAACCGGACC